AGGGTCGGCAGCAAGGTCGGCAGCAAGGTGGGCAGCATGGTCGGCAGGGTCGGCAGCAAGGTGGGCAGCATGGTCGGCAGCAAGGTCGGCAGCAGAGTCGGCAGAGTCGGCAGCAAGGTTGGCAGAGAAAGAATGGCAGATTCAGAAACTAAGGCAATTACTCAGTCAATAAAGGAGAAATATGGGCGTGGCTGAAATGACCCAACTACGCGACGGCATCCTGTCGATCATCCGGCACGGCCGGGAGAACGCTATCACTGGCAAGGCGCTCGCCGTCGCCTTGGATGAATCCAACGACCGCAGAATCCGCCTAGTGATCCGGGGCCTGATCCGCGAGGGAATCCCCATAGCATCAGCGACCGACGGGGAGCCACGCGGGTTTTTTATTGCCCGGAATCAGGCCGAGGTCAAGCACTACCGGGCGTCTTTGCATTCTAGGCTAGTTGAGGACGCCTACCGGTTGAGGGACTTCACGCGGGCTTATCAGGGCTATGAGTACCATGAGGAGCCGGTGCAGTTACCACTTTTATAAGGAGGTTCACATGTTAGTCAAATATTTCCAAGACTCTATCATACTGCAACCTGAAAATGTGACAGGTGGGTATGACCATGAGGATATCCGGGAAAACTGCGTGAGACGGATGCCCATCATTAACTGGATGCCCTATGAGGTATGGGAAGTGATGGCCCCGCAGTATGCACAGAGACACGAAAGGCCAGCATTTTTCAGGCATAAAAACTAAATATAGCAAAGGAATGGAGGAAATGAGTATATATAAAGGAAAGGACCAGAGATCGGAGGCTACTCACCTCAACGATTCCGGCCCTCACCACAGTTATCTTATTATACCACAATACGACTTTTCAGACGAGGAACGACACGCAGATGTAAGCCCAACTATCGGGGATATGCAAAATTATTTGGAGGAAGAAGATGACAACCCAAGTACCTAAATACGTTCTGACAGATGAAATGAGCCGTGAGGAATGGTTGGGATTTCGACAGTTAGGAATAGGCGGGAGTGATGCGGGTGCGGTGTTGGGTCTCTCAGACTATCGTACCCAGTATGACGTATGGGAAGACAAGATTGCTCCTGTGCCTATCGAGATTCCAGACAATGACCGTATGGAGTGGGGCAGAAGGTTAGAGGATACGGTTGCTCAAGCGTGGCAAGACAAGACCGGAATGGAAATCAGGAGAGACAACAAGATCAGATTCCACCCTACAATACCTTATCTACTGGTCAACTTGGACAGGGTGATAGTTGCGATTGATGACCGTGGACCCGGAGTGTTAGAGGTCAAGACGGCAGATGAATGGACAATGGACTCATGGGAGCAGGGGATTCCTTTATACTACTATGCTCAAGTCCAACACGAACTCCTGGTAACTGGTTACAAGTGGGGCGAGTTAGCCGTACTGTTTGGTAAGCATCATTTCAAAAGATACGACTATGTGTATGACGAACTCTTTTGGGAAACCGGACTCGATGTTTATGTTGACTTTTGGGTGAACCATGTAATGACCAAAGAACCACCCGAATGCAGAACTCAATCAGACCTCAACAAGAGATATCCGTGGGGTGAGGAAGGGATGGAGAAACACGCCGACGCAGAGATGTTGAAAGAAATCAAGGAAGCTGAGTACATGAAGGAACTCGCTGCGGGAATGGCGAAGGACCGAGACAAACAGTACGTCAAGATCAAGAACTTCATGGGTGACGCTGAGTTTCTTGTGGAAGTGGACGAGGATACAGGCCAACCTGTTATCCTAGCCACCTATAAAGGAACAAAGCCGAAACCCGCAGAGGCTTGCCCTCAGTGCGGTTGTGAGGTGAGGCCACCTTCAAAGCATGGTAGTCGAAGATTTAATTTAAAGGGGGGAATCGATGGTAACTGAATCAACAGACTTAACAGTACAGGAAAACAACTTTACTCAAGAACTGGTAGCAACAGAAGACAAACAGGAAATAGCGAGGCATGAAGCCGATGCAGAGATGAAAGCATCGATGATACTTGCTCGTCAATTCCCCCGTTCTTCAATGGTGTCTTATGGGGAACTGATGGAGTCGTGCAAGCGTCCGGGGTTTGCGGATCAGGTAACTTACACCTTCCCTCGTGGTGGTGGTTCGGTGTCTGGTCCGTCCGTTGTGTTGGCAAGGGAAGCTGCAAGATGCTGGGGAAACATTAGATATGGTGTTGACGTAACGTACGACGACCCTCACAAGCGAAAGATAAGGGCTTGGGCTTGGGATGTACAGACAAACACCAAATCGTCGTCTGAGGACGAATTTGAGAAGCTCATCTATCGGAAACAAGGCGGGTGGATAAAGCCTGACGAAAGAGATTTGAGGGAACTCACCAACCGACGCGCTGCCTTTGCTGAAAGGAACTGCTTACTCAAACTTCTTCCTCGGGACATTATCGATGACGCTATCTCCACCGCACAGACAACCATCAAGAACAAGGTACAGGGAGATCCGAAAGGCCAGCTAAAGAAGATCATTGCAGGGTTCGCAACCTACAACGTCAAGCCTGAAATGATTGAAAAGTATCTGAGACACCCGCTTGACGAGATAGCACCCGATGAAATAGTCAACCTGCATGGTATCTTTCAAAGTATCAAAGATGGTAACTCAACGGTTGCTGAGTATTTCCACCAGAAAGAAGAACAGGACGGACCAGCCTCGGCAGAAGGAACGAAAGCCCCGGCAGAAGCCCTAGCGGACACACCGGAAGCCAAACGGTCAAGAAAAGGTGCTAAAGCGGACACACCGGAAGCCAAACGGTCAAGAAAAGGTGCTAAAAAAGATATGTTGATCGACCAACTCATGTCTCTGGAAGAGAACCCGGAACTCAGCAAACAGTTAGACATGGAAGCTGCACAGGAAAGGTTCGCGAACCAGTGGGGTCTAGAGTGGTCTACTTGATAAGGAAGAGTGCTGTAAATTAGCACGATAACCTGAAGAAGCGGCAGATGAATTAACTAGAGAATGAAACGCTCCCAGTTAAAACGCAAGACACCACTCAAGAAAGTTAGCAAGAAAGCCAAGAGGATAAAGGCTGAGATGGACGCTCTAATGCCCGAACTAATGAAAAGGTCAAAAGGTCGATGTGAAAGGCCCGGCGGTTGTCAGAAGCCGTTGGGCTTTTTCATACCCGACAGAGCCGAACTAGAGCGTCATCATATCGATAAGAACCGAAATCATAACACCCTAGCTAATGTGCTTTATCTATGTCCCTACGATCATGATACATGGGGGCATGGGTTGGTGTTGGAGTAATGCAACTCGACTGTTAAGGAGATGAATAGATATGTCTAAGAGACTTACTGACACAGAAAAATGGAAAAAACAGTTCATAAAGGGTTTATCAACTGTTCATAAACTGTTCTTTTTGTATATCCTAGATAGTTGTGACCATGCTGGTATTTGGCATGTCGAACCGGAAATAGCAAGCATCAGATTAAATGAAAAAATCGACATTGAGGCTGCAAAGAGGGAACTTGGTAAATATATAGTAGAGTTCGATAATGGTGAAAAGTGGTTTATCCCGTATTTTATAGAGTTTCAGTATGGGGAGTTAAATCCATTGGTTAATGCCCATAAATCAGTAATTGAAAAATTAAGATATTACAAAATTGAACAGTTCACGAACAGTTCAGGAACTGTTATGGATAAAGATAAGGATAAAGATAAGGATAAGGATAAGGATAAGGATAATAAGAGGTTCAAAACACCAACGGCAGAAGAGGTTAGGCAATACTGCCTTGAAAGAAATAACACCGTTAATCCTGAAAAGTGGCATGACTTCTACTCTTCAAAAGGTTGGATGGTAGGCAGTAACAAAATGAAGGATTGGCGTGCTGCGGTAAGGACATGGGAAGATGGCAAACCCCTCACCCAACAGGAAAAAGCTCAACTTAAAGGCCCAACGGAGGAATGGTGAACCCTTGTAAAACATACGAATTTGACCATGTTCAAATGAACCCCCACTTTGAGGCGTGTGTGTTATCTAATCGGATGATTTATGCAGAAATGGGTGAGCTGTGGGATTGGCGAGGGTTGAGCGAGGATGATTTTGTGCGCACGGATTACCGTACCGTTTACAACACTTGCTGCAAATTGGAAGCTGAGGGCAAGGAACCTACAACTGTTAACGTGATAGGGGGGTCTGGATTACCACACACCAGGGTTACCCACATCCACAAGGTTTCGCTGCACTATGACCGATTATGGGCGACGCTTACCCGTTATGAGTACGACTTTATTGATGCACTTAAACAGGTTTCTGAGCGCAGAATTGTTCTGACGCTGGCCGATAGTATTATAGAGGCGACAACTCATTATGAAGACCCCCAACCATTCATTGAAGAACTTAAAGTGAATAAAAAGCACCGAAAGGCGAGTGTGAAGTGGAAATAGATGAGCTTTATATCGAAATTCAAGCCAACATAGACGAGTTTTTAAGTCACACTAAAACGTGGTTTCATCCTCGTGATATATGGACCGAGTACAACATCAAGAGTGAAGAAGGGAAGCGGATAGTCAGGGTGGTCTTGGAAGACAAGGTTGTTAATGGCGAATTACAACACGAAGGGTTGAAGTATCGGGCTTACAATCGGGACTTACGAGAGATCAACTGGTTTGATGCAGATGAAACGGATTATATCCGTATGAACCTACCTTTTGGACTGAATAGGTACATCAAGCTGTTTTCTGGTGTGGTGGTGATAGCCGGTGAAACTGGTATGGGAAAATCTGCATGGATAATGGACTGCATATTTAGAAATCTGTCTTTTAATAGACCTCAATATCTGTTTGTTAATGATGCCAAGGATTCGGAACTTAAAGAAAGGATAATTGCTCTGTGTGAAAAGAATGATTGTGCTTTGCCATCGTCGGATCAATTAGTGGTATACGAGAGGTTTGATAAGTTTGGTGATGTGATTGTGAGGGATGGCCTCAACTATGTGGACTACCTTGATGTTAATGCTGAGTTTTATTCTATCGGACAAGAGATAGACGACATATTCAGGGCTACAGGAAACGGGTTGACATTCATAGCTCTTCAAAAGAACCCGAAGGAGGCTATAGGTGTTGGGGGAATTTACTCAATTAAACGATCACAGGTTTATATAGTTCTTTCCGAATCAGAGGACGAGGTGTGGTTTGGCCAGCTTCTTTTGAAGAAAACGAGGGGGAAGGTCAATAAAACACTAGACCCCACTGGTTGGAAGTGGGGGTACGACATACAGAATGGAGTTAAATTTGTAGTACAGGTGAGATAAAGGAGATGAAGTTATGATGGAACTCATATTTCAAGACCCGAAAGACCCGCGACCCACTGAGGAAAACTCTGAATGGGTGGCGGTTGGCAACATTTACGGTTGGTCGGATGAAAAGGTTGAGGAAATAAAGCACAACCTTCCGAGGGAGTGTGTAAGGGGTGGTGAATGATGTTACAAAACGTAGGCACATACCAACAAGTGCCGACAAGGGGTGAATGATGGATAAAAAACGAATTGTCTTTTTGGAATTAGCATCTGAAATAAATTGCTGCATTTGTACATTTTGCAAGTATGCAGAGTGGGAAGCTGGCGGGTGTTGTGAGGGTTATCACATGTGTGCTCACCCTATAGAAAAACTATGCGAACAAAAAGAAGAAATCGAACCTGGGGATGATTGTTGGGGATTCCAACCCTGTCATCCAGTTAATGTCTGCGCTGATATTGTTGGGGCTATATTGTCCCAAGGATTTAATGAATGGGCTATTCGTCCATACTCTAGAAAAGCCGTTACTGTGTACGGTCGTGATGATGACAGAAAAGAGTCTAGGGTTCGTATAGGCCACGACGGGGGGATAACACCATGAGCCTTGAGGAACGGATATGGGAGATACTCGCTGTAAATGTGAGCAATGTACGTTTGCAGAATCCCTACTACGGGGAGAACTACCAGAATAGGACACTTTTGTACACTTTGCGTGGGATCGGATGAAAGACCAATCTTTTATGTGGAGGAAATATGTATTAGTTAAACGAGCATGGAGAAACTATGGAGTAACGGGGGTATAAGGTGCAACTTAACTTTGATGGCAAAACCGGTGTAGATACAGCAATCGAGAGGTTGCAAGAGTGGGAGCCACCACGAGGGTATTGGGTTGGTTATTCAGGGGGTAAGGATTCGGAGTTAACGCTAGACTTAGTTAAAAGGGCGGGGGTTAAGTTTGATGCACATTATAGCGTGACAGGAATAGACCCGCCTGAACTTGTCCACCACATCAAAAACTACCACCCTGAAGTGGAGTTCCATCTTACGCGTCCTAGTTTCTGGTCAGTGTTACCTAAACGTGGCATCCCTCAAAGAAAAGGTCGTTGGTGTTGTGAGATGTTGAAGGAAAGTTGTGGGGAGAACCGTGTAATTGTGACGGGTGTTAGGTGGGCTGAGTCACCGCGCAGAAGAAGCACCCGCAAGGTGGTTGAAGAATGTTATCGAGACTCAACAAAGATATATGTCAACCCGATCATTGGTTGGGAAGATTATCAGGTGTGGGATTACATCAAGAAAAACAACCTGCCTTATTGCTCACTGTATGACGAGGGTTGGGAACGCTTAGGGTGTGTGATGTGTCCGATGGTGTCTAGTGATAAAGCCAAGAGGGAGATGGAGCGTTGGCCTAAGATAGCTAATTTATGGAAGCGTGGTATTTACAAGTATTGGGAGAAAGGGACGGAAGGCACAAAGAAATTTGAAACACCTGAAGCCTTGTGGCAATGGTTCATATCTCGCAAGGGACACGGTAAGAACGAAGACCAAATGAAATTCCATTTTGAGTAACGGGGGTATAGATGGACACAGACATTGAGCGAAAAATCAAGGATGCCACCGAAGAGGTTTGGGAACTGTGCCGAGGGCGTAAGAAATGCCCAAGAGAGAGGGTTGAGAAACAGTTTGAGTGGATAGCATCAGCGCAAGAGAAAGTAACTAGGCAAGAGTTAAGGGGGTTTCTGGAAGAAGTTGATATAAATATTGTTCACGTGATAGTTGATTGGCTTGAAACCCAAGGGCAAGGGCAAGATATTCAGGGTGTTGCCAACGGCTTTCGGGAAATACTGGAACGACTGAAAAAGAAGTATGAGGGGGAATGATGAGTTGGACATACAAAGTTAAATACGACAGTGATGAGTGTGCCGACAGCTATAACGATACCTACGTCATAGTGGTGACGATTGTAGGGACAACACAACACCCAATGGGATACTGTGAACTATGTAGTAAGCGGGGTCATATAGTAATGTGTATCTTTGAGAACTGCCCCTACGAGGAAAAGGAAGAAGACCGATTAATGTGGTGAGTGCATATTTACGATTGAGTGAGGTGAAAGAATGATTAAGTGCAACTGGTACTGGAATACGAAAGAGTGGACTTGGGGGATTACGAAATTCAACGACTACAACCTAGTAGTAAGCGGGGTCATAATTGAGAGGCGGCGACTTTTATTTTTTGAAATTGGTCCCCTGATGATTACCTGGAAACGCTATATTAATGGAGAAAGCTACATGCCAAACAATAACAAAAGACGCGGTGACGTTCTGGAATATGAAGTCAGAGACGCCTTTCTAGCGCACGGATTTAACGCTGAGAGGGCTAGGGGGTCAGACGGCAAGTCATTGGGGTTGAGGTCAGAAGTAGACGTTGCTGTGTGGGATATAGCAATGCCTGTGTCACCCGGCATCCTCACCATTCAATGCAAGCGAAGGAAAGAACTTGCCGATTATCTAACTTCGGAAGAGTGCAATATCGTGGCTACCCGCAAGGACGGCAAGGGAGCGAAGAGGTTGTATGTGATACCGGAAGATGTACTGTTTGAGCTTTTGAAGGGGGGGAGATGACGTTGTGAAGTCATCTCCTGCCCTATTGAATCTCTACTAAGGGGAGAACTACCAGAATAGGTTAAACGATGACATTAGAACGGCTATGGAACCTCGTTAAAGAACTTGCAAGAGAGTGTTTTCATGGGCGCATCATAGTCAGCTTTGAGAACGGAAAGGTAACGCATGTACGGAAAGAAGAGACAATAAAATGAAACCTTATTTCCAAGACGATTCAGTAACCATCTATCATGGGGATTGCCGAGACATCCTCCCGAACCTTGAGCCTGTGGATTTGGTGCTGACTGACCCGCCTTATGGGATTAACCATGAGTCGCACGGACAAAGATTTGTCCGTGCCTACAAGTGTGCCAACGATGATTCTTTACAAGTAGCATTGAATGTACTTGACACTTTAGTGAACATACCCCAAATCGTCTTTTATTCTCCATATAATCCAATACTGTTCGACTGGCGTTCAGTATTGGTGTGGGTAAAAGGGGAAAACTTTGGGATAGGCGGGGACAGGGCTACATGTTGGAAGAGGGATTTTGAGTTAATAGGTGTAAGAAACAACCCTCCATTGGAAGGTAAAAGGGATTCTGCCGTCTTAAGATATTCAGCAGTGAAAAACGTTGTTCATTTTTGTGAAAAACCAGTGCCTTTATTACGCTACCTGTTACGCAAAACCCCATCACGGATAACCCTCGACCCCTTCATGGGAAGTGGCACAACACTGAGAGCAGCCAAAGACTTAGGACGCAAAGCAATCGGAATTGAGATAGAAGAGAAATACTGTGAGGTAGCAGCCAAACGGATGTCACAGACTGTAATGAATTTAGAATGTTGAGTTAACTTAATCCATACCTGTAGAAACAAATCTAGGGTGCGAGCTTCGGCTTGCGCTCTTTTTTTATGGAGGTTAAAGGTGACATGAAAGTGTTTGAAAACAGAGGGCAACTGGTAGCCACAGGGCAAAGTGATCTCCTGAAAGCACTAGGAGTATTCATGGGCTACGAGCACCCAACAGACACCACGGATGCAGAATGTGAACGGGTAATGAAAGAGAAACCGGAGGTGGGACATGATGACTGATGATGAAATAGAGATACGGGACACGCTTGAGATGGCGTTGGGGAGACCTGATGTATGGTTGATACATGCCAGCAACGGGGAAGGCGGTAGAGGCCCGGAAGATGACACAGAAACCGAATCCGAGAAGATAGTGAGGTACTGGGTATACTGGAATGAGTTTAATAGAGAAATACCCAAACAACACCGACGAATAATACTGAGTTATTGTCTTTTTAAGAGGCTAGGATATACCTCACGACAGTTTGGTGTAAGCCGGGGTCAAGCGCGGCGCATAATCAATAATGGATTGGAGGACATAACCGGATCGATAAGCAACTTGATAACGAATTGTCAGGGTAGTTGACAAAGATATTGTCAGGGTGGTATAATCAAAGTGTAGGTTAGGAATGGTATCTGAAGGGCGCATTACGCGCTCTTTTTTTTATGGGAGGGATAATGAGTTATTTAGGTATAGCAGCGGCAATTCTTCTCCGGGCAAGGAAAGATTATCTAGATACCCAAAAAGAACTGAGAAAACTATCCTTTCAATACAAGTCACATTACAAGAGATGCAGAAATCTAACCAGAAAGTTAAGGGAAATAAGATTGTGGTGTTGTGGTGTTTGGTTTAAGTTTCTGTGTAAATGTCTTGGCATATCCGAAGTAAACGCAAGGCAAAAGATATGCCAGCCCTCATAGCAATTTTAATCCTCATCGTTGGTCTAATCCTCATCACGGTAGGCGCAATAGCCAAGAAATACCAGTGGAAACCATGGAAACCATAAACATTCCCTCAGACGCAACACCGGAAGAGGCTAGGGCCATCCTTCGTGAATACTATGGGCGTATGTGCCCCAAGTGGGACGCTGAATCGAGAATAGTATCCGGTTTAGAAGACGAGGATAAGCAAGACAAGGCGCATTTGAATTGATGTTTGCAACCACCAATAAGACCCAATACAGCCTTTAATGATGGTTAGGGGCAGCAAAAAACCCTCCGAAGAGGGCTTGATGCTCGACTGTTGAGGTTAGGGTTAGGGTCTGAATACTCGGCAAGAAACCCCTGTTGGTTGGAATATGTCGCCCTCTTTTTGTTTAGTGCAGAGTAAACACTAATTTATCATTACAATAATGGTGTTCATGCTTCACCATCCGTGGTTCCATTTATTAATCGGCATATATTCCGGATGCAACTGGCATTCGCCTTATCATTCCAGCTATCAGCCCATGCAGTGATAGCGTCTCTCAATTCATCGTGAGTTTGGGTGAGTGTGCGTTGCTCTGCCTCGCAGAGATAAAGGCAGTTATCAAACAGGTCTCGTTTAATCTCGTCAGTTATTTTTTCATCCCTATCCATACCGCATAATGCCCATTCATCAAAATCATCCGGCTCAAATGTTGCTGTGTATTCCATTTCGTTTCCTCCTTATCCTTTATTAGTTCTTCTCGAACTGTTTTTTATCTTGGCTCCGGTGTCCACACTTCCGACACCAACGGTCATTTAGGGTAGTGACAATCTGTTTAGAATTGCATTTAGGACATTGTAATGTAATGCTCATAGTTCACGCTCCAACTGTTCTATACCATCCCAATCTATATCATCAACGTCAGGCCCGGCCTCCCATATTTCCCTATACTCGTTGTGGTAGGAATCCCATACTGTGATGTAAACAGATGGGCACATCGTATAACATAGATACGAGCCTTGACACCACACACACGCATCACAGTTATCATCGTCTGGTTCAGGTGGCGGGACGAGCCAATAATCGTGGATACTATTATTCCCGAGATATTCCCTCATTAGCTCGCGGTGTTTAGATTCGTCTGGTTGCCCCCCGTCACTATCAAATAACCCTACTTGCGACCAATGTATTTTAGACATTTCTCCTCCTTTAATTTGATCCTGAAATAGTTCTCTAACAAAATCAGTTTTCATCTAGTGCCCAAACATCGGGTTAGTTTGGTGGTGGGTGTCTCCAATAGTGGTAGGTGAGAAAGTATCTAGTCTCTTGCCGTGGTAGTTGTCGTTACTGCCACAGAAGGGGTAAGATCCCCTTAAAACAACGCCACCTTGATAACCCAATTTCACCTTCATTGGAAATTCAGGGCCGTGACCATTGGCAGGGGTTAGCACGTCAGACGTTCCACTAGCCCCCAACATGACAGCACTAGCACACTGGCAATGAGCCGTCTTACCTGATGGGCTGACGCGAGAGACTACAACATAGTCAATGTTCGTTTGGTCGTAACCCCACGAAGTATAAAAATAGTCTCCCGGTTTCACTAGCGAGTCTTTGTGGCCGTTCCCGTTTCCCTTGGCCTTGCTTGCTTCGTCAATCATTTGACTGGCCTGTTCTTTGGTCAATGTCCATTCTCTAGTGTCTTTCTTCAGGAGAACGTGCAAAGCCCACAGTTGACGTCTGGTTGCCGGTTCGTTTGGATTTAGCATTGTATCACCCCCTATATAAGATGACTCATAATAACACACACGCGCACACATGTCAAGTAAAGATTTTATAAACGTGAAACACATCACAAAAAGGAACGACATGATCACACACAAAGGATACAGGAGATTACCAGGTTGTGAGATGATTCTGTTTGCCCGGAGAATACCAGTTTGGCAATTCAGAGGCTTCAACGGTTACAACACAGTCTGGTTTTATGAGAACTGATGGCAAAGAGGAACAAAAGAGGCCAACCACCTAAATATAAAACAGCCAAGGAATTGATTGACGCTGTGCATGATTACTTTGTAAAAGGTGTGCCAAAGAGAAAGGTTGTTATAGGACCATCAAATAACAGAACAACGGTATTGATTCCAGTGCCTACAATAACAGGCTTAGCTCTTTACCTGGGATTTTGTAGCCGACAATCATTCTATGACCTGGAGAAAAGAAAAGAATTCTCTTACGCTATAAAAAGGGCACGTAGTTTTATTGAGTGTGAATACGAAGAACAACTACAAACAAACAATGTAGCTGGCGCGATCTTCGCATTAAAGAATATGGGATGGGTAGACAAGATTGACAACCAAGTGACCGGAGATTTTACCGTAACCGTCAAAAGAGATGGTTAAAATGGCGAAAAGGTAAAAATGCTCACCGGCTGGATTAACCATTTTGTTCAAAAGGGGGATATATGGCAATCCTCCAATTCGGGTTGCATGTTCACAAGATATGCCCATTTAAGTAGGTAAACAAAACCCCGGAACACATCAACAATCCCTCGAATTAACCTCTTCAGGTTGACAATAACAGTGTAGGTACACGCTTGCCTACCATTATCCACGAGTGAAACACATAACAAATAACTTCCATAATGGTTATAGTGCGACCCAAACACTAAAAAGGTGAAAAACTTTGCCTACTGAAACACCCAACTATGACGCTCATCTAAGAAGCACAGCCAACCATCCGAGGCAACAGGCGTTTATAGAGTCTAAGGCCAAACGGAAGATCATCCGGGCAGGTAGACGATTCGGTAAGACGGTTGGAGTGGCCACCAGGGATGCCGAGTCGTTTGTTGATGCCCTTGAAGAGAACCGGGACAAGCGCATCCTTTATGCAGCTCCTACCACAACACAGGTAGATACCTATTGGTACGAGATCAAGAAGGCTCTCAGGGAGCTTATAGACGGCAGGGTGCTCAAGATCAATGAGACCGAGCATTATGTTGAACTACCCAACACAAGGCTAAGGATCAAGGCTAAGACCGCTTGGAACGCTGATTCTTTACGTGGTGATTACGCTGACGAGCTGACTCTGGATGAGTTTCAATTGATGTGCGAGGACGCATGGGAAGAGGTAGGTCAACCCATGTTGCTGGACAATGACGGCAATGCCACCTTTATCTACACTCCCCCGTCTTTGGTCTCAACCGGTGTCAGTAAGGCCCGAGACCCTCGACATGCTGCCAAGCTATATGCCAAGTATGCAGATGGCCATGATCCTGATTGGGAGACCTTTCACGCATCATCTTATGACAATCCCACTATAAGCAAGGAAGCATTGGACCGGATCACTAAAGACATGTCTCAAGACTCCTATCGCCGTGAGATATTGGCTATTGATGATGACGAGGATGAGGAAAGGCTTGTCTTCAAGATGTTCGATGAGAGGACACAGGTCATTGACCCGATACCATTCCCTAAAGAGTACATGAGGTTCACTGGGCATGACTTTGGTGCATCTAACCCGGCAGCATTGTTTGTGGCTCAGGACCTTGCCAGTAATCTATTCATTTATGACGAGTATCTTCCGGGTCCGGGCTTTTCTACACATCAGCATACAGAAGCGTTTAAGGCAAGGACTGAGGGACTGACGGTACTCAAGCGGATAGGCGGCAATCTGACATCTGAGGATGAAATAAGACAGGGGTATGCGTCCCATAGTTGGCCTATCACAGCTCCCAAGTGGGATAGAGTCAACAAGCAACTTGAAATAGTCATAGCCCTGATGGAGAGGAACCGGGTGTTTATTACCCGGAACTGCGTGCATCTGTTGGGAGAGATCAGGAATTGTTTATGGGACGTGGACAAGGACAACGTGAGGCTGGACAAGATCAAGAACGAGTCACGGTATCACTTGTTAGCTTGTGTGCGTACTCTGTTGAGTGACTTCCCGGTAGAGACAGCCATACAACCAACCAACCTTAGAGCGCACAGGTATTAGGAGAGTAAACACTGAAGGAACTTGTGGTTGTGGCATTTATCATAGTCCTGTTCTCGGTAGGTATGGCCATATCTATGAACGCGTTTAATTAAGATCCACAACCAAAAAGCCCCTTGTACTTTCGCGAAAGTGCGCCGTAAATAGTATAGCTTGTGAGGTCAAGAGGGGAGCTTATGGCTCCCTTTTTTTATATCTGAAAAGGGAGGTTCAAAATGGCAAAGATAGCTGGCGAGTGGCAGACGGCCACTATTGCCGATGGTCAATCAAAGACCAGCGAAATAGACCTTGGTGGATCATATGATTTTGTGCAAGTCTTAATTCCAAGCACAATAACCGCTTGTAATATGAGCCTAGAGGCAGCACTTGAAACCGCTGGCACTTTTTATCGATTAGGCAGTTCGGACAATGTTGCTGCCGTAGATGCTGCCGCGCATATGCAAGTGTTTCTACTGGGCAAGTTTCGATATATTAAAGTGGTGTCATCTGTTGCCCAGGCTAGTGGCGATACTATTCTGGTTCGAGGTATTAACTAATACCAGAACCGAGGGGGAATGATTTATGGAACTTTCATTGCTTAATCGAGGTTTAAGTGTTTGGAATACTGGTGTGCCAGCCTCTATTCCAGTGTATATTGGGTCTGCCCAATTGGAATGGTCAAATGATGATGCCAACGCTAATGCGTTATTTATTACCACACCAGAGGGTAGTGGTACAGTTGCTACTTGTTTTGTGTTTGGTGATGCGAGCATTAGGTCGCAGGATTTAGGCTGGTTCAACGGAGTAACTGAACCAAGGGTTGTTGTTGTTGATGACGACATGGACTCATGGATGGGTATAGGTCACAGTGCTGATGACACTGCTGCTTTCATGACTGACAGTGGCAACGTATTTACTGTTGCTAACGGTGGGCTAGCTGTTACTTTTGGGGGTGCTATTTACTCCGCTTCTGCAAATGCCTTTACACTTGCTGCCACTAACGCTGCTGCGCTTAGGTTCAATGATGATTGTGTGCTTGCAATGGGCGGATCATTTACAAATGATCCTCGAATAACCTTTGAAACCGCAGATGCTAATGCTCATGTCTTGATGATCTGTCTAGGCGTAGCACAAGCTACCACTGTACCCGTTGCAGTATTCGGTGACAACAGTATCTTTAACACAGACCTTGGATTCTTTGACGGTGTCACAGAGCCGAGGATAGCCATTGTAGATGCTGACGATGATAGCTGGTGTGGTATAGGGCACTCGGCAGATGATGTTGCTGCCTTTATGACTGACAGTGGTAATGTGTTTACTGTTGGTAATGGTGGACTTGATGTTACTTTTGGTGGTCACATCAACTTCGGTGCATCCTCACTAGACCTCTGTGCTTACGATGCTAATGCTGCCTTCTTTGAGATTAAAGCAAGAGATACAGACGTAGGGCTAGTAGCTGTAGCTTCTGTAAGAGGTGCTGCTGACCCTTACTTTGGGGTAGGTGGTTCAAATGCGTTTAAGTTCTACTACTCAGGATATGCTACATTTGGTGGTGCTACTTTCTGGACTTCATCGGTAGACTCAGCAGCAGTAGCAGATGAAGTGTCCTTTGGCAGGTACGAGATAGGTGCTGGCAATACAGTGATAGCACTCAGCCAAGAAACTGCCGTAGCTGCTGAAGCAGACGAAACTAAATTCAGTAACAAGTTACAAGTACGAATCAACGGTGCAACTTATTATATTATGCTCTGTACTACGTGAACGGAAACCACAAAGATATTAGGATACAAGGCAGTATATGGGGTGATGAGTTAAAAATAGAACTGGATAAATGTGCTTTTCGGCTGCATAAAGGAGTGGACTATATTACACGCAGAATCATAGCTAAATGTTGCGAAACGTCGGCACTTGTTAATATATGTCGACGTTTTGGCACAAAGGGGAGCTATGGCAAGCAGTAAAACAAAAAACCTATTAAGTTGAAGAACCCGTTGAGGAATAAAATAAAAAAGGGGGGACAACATGAAACTCACAATCGCGGAAAGATCCTACACTCTGGGTATGTTATTGCCGAAGGAAGGTGATTTCACAACATTAAAACAAGTGCGTGAGTTACGCGAAGAGTTGTCTATCGGTGAAAAAGAGGGAGAGGAAATCGGTCTTACCCAACACTATGAATGTACTACTGAAGGGTGTATCGTTAATGGCTGGTTCGCCGGCCCTAGACCAAAGTGTTCATTGTGTGTTAAGTTCCTGTCGCCAACTGGCGGTGTACAATGGGACGAAGAAAAAGAGCCAAACAAAGATATACAGATACCGTCCGTGCTGTTGGTGGAGATAGAAGCAAAATTGCAGAAGATGAACGATGACAAGAAGTTGATCGCCCAGCTCATGTCTCTGTATGAAAAGTTCTGTGTGAAAGATACCCCGAAAGAAGAAGTAACCCAATCCCAGTTGGATCCGCATTAATGACACCCGAACAAGCAATCAAGAACATTGAACTACATCGGTTGAGTGCCGTGTGGAATGAGACTGGTGCTAACCATGATTTGCTACTCGAATCAGTACGTTTACTTCAGGAGAAAATACCCTACTGGCAGAAGATCGAACAACATTGTCAGGAGCAAGAATTGATCGAATTGATTTTTGAAAAGGATATTGCCAATGGAAGAAAGGGACCCGCAAACGGCCAAGCCGACAGCGAGTGATATTAACACCCGATACGAAGAGTCCAGAGATAACAGAAAGACTTTGATTGATCGTAATGATGAGGACATGCGTCTGATCACTGATAACTTCGTGTTGATGTTCCCCGATACAACGGAGAAAGTACCTGAAATCCATAACGTCACATCCAATCAAGCATTGATCGATTACATATCTTACCTCGGCAACCTCAATACCCTCAAGCGTCAAATTGATATCAATTCACGCGACAACATGACCGATACACAGCGTAGCTACATAGTTAGATTTTTAGAAGATGTCTTTGTTGGTGTTGATGATCATTTAGTCTCAGAATATGATTATGACTGGCCTGATTTCGTCAATCAAATTCTGTGCCTGCGCGGTGATATAGGTGCAATTTGTATACCGAGAGAGGACGAGGAAGGCGAGTTTATTCCCGATATCAGACCGGTTGACACCCGTTACGTTGAATGCCAGAAGAAACGAAACGATTATTTGTGGTGGACCTACGAGATGATGAGGGATTACGACCTCGTGATCGATGAATACCCTGACCTGAAAGACAAGGTCCGCAAACCAGTCGGTAAAAGAGGCAGTATAAATGATAAGTTACAGGTAAGAATGGACTGGACACCTGACTGGCATACAGTAGTTGTCGAGGACAAGATAGCATTACAAGAGGTAAATCCATACGGATTTGTAGGTGCTTGTGATCAATCATCTGGCCTTGGGCTGAATATCATACATAATGAAGCGGTTAAACACAAAAGAGAATCAATCTTCTGGATGAACCGGAAGCTCTATAAGATTGAGTCAGAATACTTGACGGTACTACGGAACCAGACGCTTGACCAGTTCCGAAGTGGTACGCTTGGGATTTCATCCGATCCCAATGTAATGGGTCCGGACATTGAACAAGGCGAACATGTATTCGGCATGAGGCAGCATAAGCCATTGCCCGGGAAAACAAATATCATACGAACACCCGTCGAACCAATGAGTAATGCCAGTATAGTACACCGGGATCTGCTGTTATCCAAACTCTCTCGCGGGGGTACGAACGATCTTGATTTAGGCAATGCCAGTAACCACGAGTACACACGTTTTCAGATTACGGACCAAACCGAGAAAAAGATGAAAACGCTCCGGTTACTCTTGAAAGCCAAGTCTCTTTTCATGAGGAAGGTATGCCGAACCCTGGTGAGACAACTTGACGCCCTGGCATTCAATGATGAGCTTTGGGTAGGTGAGTATGGGGCTGAGAACAAATACAGTTTGAAGAAGGTTACGAGTGGGAAATTCAGCATCAGGGTCAATTACTCCGCGAATGATCCGGTTATGAATCTGGTCAACCTTGAGACCGCTAAGGTACAGAAGGGACTAGGTTTCAGTGATGACTTCACTGGCCGAGAGACCATGGGGGTCGAGGACTGGGATAAGGAAGTTCGGCAAAGGAATCTTGAAGCACTTGAAAAGGGTGATCCGATAATTGCCTTGTTCAATGTGGTACTGGATTTGATTGAGGATGAGCGAGACGAAGAGGCGAAGATAGAAGAAGCTCGGTTGCTCCCGATGATAAAGCAGTTAGCTATGAGTGGCCAAATGAATCCAAATCTGATGGGAGCCATGCAACAGCAAGGCAGACCACAGGGACAGCCGCAGGAGGGGTGATGATAGTAACAATATATTTCGCAAACGGAGAGAGTAAAGCATATCCAGATGTAATAAGTGTTGAAGATGAACACAACCTAGTCACCGTCAATGAAATAAAACAATTACACCTTGAATTCCCCAATTATAAACGTGCTGTGTTCAATCAGGATAAGATCCAAGGGTATGAAGTGGAAAAGACACCTGAAGACCTTGAGCGAGAGAAACGGGAATTTGAAGCTATACTGAAGAATGCCCCAATCCATTGGAGTAGAGATGACCGAAAAACTAACCAAAGCCAAATTTCTTGAACACGTAGAAGAGGCCATGAAACCCCCTGACATGATGGGAGCGAAAGAGAAACTATTGCAAGCGGCTCAGAAGATGCCGAGGAAGAAAGTTGAAGAAGAAACTGCGTGACACAGGCGAAAAGATAGATGTAATCTTCTGGATACTCTTTCTTGTTTCTATCTTTGGTATATGGGTTTGGAAGAGGTATTTTTGAAACATGATTTACGTTGTATGATTCTCTGCATAGTAGTGTGTAATTGTACGTGTGCCTTGGCTCACTGGTTGGGGGTTTGGTAGTGGACCTTGCCCCTGTAGTAGTTTACTGGACTGACTCCCGTTCTGATGACGGATGCCCTTCATGGAAGCATTTTAATGATGTGAAGTCGTTGAAACCATGTACGGTTATTACTCGTGGGTGGTTGATAGACCAAGACGAGGATTGTATACGCGTGTGTAGGGATTGGATTGAAGGGGAGATGCATGGGAGTGATTTTATAGCAATATCATTGAAAGATATTATACGAGTTGAGAAACGACATCAAACAACAAGGATGTAAATGGTAACACGAAATAGACCTTTAGACCCCAAGATATCTGAACAGCTTTCTGCGCTATTCGGGGGTCAAAATTATGGACCTGGTGATGTCCGCAGACCTAGAACGGAACCGCCTCCTGACATATCGGTTCTTGACGAGATGGTAGATGCGTTTGGGAGTGGGACTGAGATAGATAAGTTCCTTGAAGAGTTCATACCTGCGTTTAAGGAACAAGCGGGTAGATTACCTCAGTTTGGTGAGGTCTTCACGTCTCAACAGATGATAGACTTGGGGTTTGATACCCCTCTAAACGACATCTCGTATGAGTTTGAGAGACGGGCAGACAAAGAGAGTGGGGCCGGGATTCTTCAGGTACTCCCTACAGGTGAGAGGATAAGCGACAGGGGTTTTGTGTGGCCTACTGATGGAAGCCCCCCTCTTACAATAGACCAGTGGCTTGATGATGACAAACCACCTCAGTCTACATTGGCTGCCCGAGAGTATTATAAACTAACCGACCCCTTCTATCGTGAGTATGCCGAAAAACAGGGATGGGACTTGATGGGGATTGATGATTCTGTTTATTGGGAACTCGCAGAAGCAACCGAGGAAGACCGAACTAATGCCGTTGATATACCCCCCTCTTCCCCTGCACCCTTCGGCTCAGGCTTCGTGATGGTTCCTTGGTTCGTGTCTAAAGATCAGGAACAGGCGTGGGTGGACTTACCCCAAAAGGTTAGACAAAATATCTACGCTCAGGCCGTTATGCTCACTGCTCAACAGCAAGCGGCTGCTTTTAGAGTAAGACAGGAACAATTTGCTGTTGACTACCACCGAGTTGCCACTGAGCAAGCCTTTCAAGAGGGTGTCTTTGATGAGATTATAAACGTACAGAGAGGGATACTTTCGATGTTCCCTGATGCGACTTCGAGTGATATACAGTACCCTGATGCGTTTCTGACTAAGAAGATTAACGAAAACACTGAAGAGTTCTTGAGTCTTATTCAAGAAAGAGGGAATACCCCCGAGACTGTTGCTGTTTTAAGAATGCTCGGAATGTCGGATGAGGAAATGTCCAAGATCATACCGGTGGTCCCTTACGCTCTACCTGGACAATACCCATCTGAAGGTGAAATATTCACCAAGCTTGGTAAAGACATATTCAAAAGTGGCAGAGAACGACTAAAGGAACTACCTGATGGCGACTGGTGGTATGAAGATGGTAAGCTCCATCTACGAGAGGGAGTTAAATGGGAGGGTATAGAAGAGTACCCACAATATATAGAACCAGACTTGAGAGAATTGATAGACGAAATAGGTATGCACGAAAGTTACCCAAATTCCAAAGCTGAGTATAAATCGGAATTATTGGTGGCTCTTGGGAAAGCATTAGAGGACATTAACGACCCTGCGTTATGGAGAATATTCGACGAGATGGACTACACACCGTCGATGAGTTCAATCTTAGTTGAGTATTTCAATTTAACTGACCCGTTTTCTCATGTGATGTTGACGGGGGGGTCTGACCATCAACGTGATTTATTGAAGGATGTGCTTAAAGATATAAAGAGTAGGCGTGTTGACTTAAAGTCTGACATAGAAGGGTTTGGCACCAAAAAAAGCCAGAAAGGTAAAGAGGAACAGGAAACTAATAAAGCTGAATACAAAGAACTCGGCGAGATGCTGGAATTGGTAGGAGCGGCCCTTGATGAAAAGAGTTGGCTTGAGAGGCAGGTAGATCCATTAATGGAGGACTTTGCAAAAGGTATCTCTTACGTGGGAGGCCTGATAAATCCGTTTATAGACAAGACGGCTGAAGGAATAGCTTATAGAGGTGAGATAGCAGAGCAATATGATAATCTTCCCTTGTGGCTGCAGTTAGTTGGTGATGCACCTGTGTTGTTGTTTGCTCCTTCTGGTGTGGCTGCGAAAGCGTATTTTACAACATTGAGGGCAACGACTCAAAGGGTGTTAGTTCGTGAGGTTGCCGGTGCTGCTGAAACCGCGTTGACTCCCTTAGCTGCTGCTGAGGCTGCGGTTGCTACGGGAGCCAAGGCTACATTATCTACTGCTATTAAGACAGCTAAATTCCCAATAGAGAAAGGTTTTCAAGTCGCCTTAGACCGAGGGTTGGATAAGTGGTTAGCAATCCAAGGTGTGAGGGGCGACCAAGCGAACAAACTTGTGGCGCGATTCCTTGAAGTAAATGACAGGAAGTTTTTCAAGATCGCAAAAGAAAACTTGGAAAAGCGACGTGCTGAGAGAATAGGTAAAAAAGGCAAAGAGGTTAATCTACAAGAGGTAGCTGATGATACCATACAGCAAATAGAGCCACTACTGTTAGAGGCAGGTAGGGATACTCGGGTTATTACTGGGGAGGTTAACCCGACTGTAGCGGTTGGTGAAACTGTTGTCGAACCTCCTACGTTGGCCTCATTCCCCAAGAGGTACTTAAAGGTCGAACCCACTGGTATCCCTACCAAGGCACTTACAGAAGGTGCTACAAAAACTGCACTAAAAGAAATAGGGCTTACTGATGCTACTATATCAAAGTTAAGCGTTGAAGAAGCCAACGAAATACTGATACAAGCTGGCAAGATGACCCCTGAAGAGGCGCAGGGGATACTTGCGAAGCCACAGGGTAAGCAACCGTGGGAGATGACGAGAGAGGAATATAAGGGATACTTTACAGAAAACAAAGATACCATAAAGGCAAAGAAGGGATTTGTTGAGGGTGATACTTACGTTAATGCTCCGGGGGAAAAGATAAAAATTGGTGATGGTATTGAGATGTCATTTGCTGGTAGGCCGAGTAATATGCCCCGGCCTTGGAAATTAGTAGATGCAGAAAACTATTATTCAACCGTTGATTATGGTAATCATGTCAGATTAACAGTAGAAGCAAAGAATGGGGAACGAATGGTCTTTGATAATGCAGAGGTATATTCTCCGCATCCTATAGAATTTGAAGCTCCCACTCTCCCCAAAGCCCCGAAACTACAGGAGGCCAGAAATGCCGCAGAACTGGAAAAACGTCTTGTGGAACCTGTGGAACCAGCGGAAGTCACGCAACCCGAGACAGCAAGGCTCCGCACAGAACACCAAGACCGCATCACAGAAATAGACAACATCCTCGCAACCCCCGGCAAAGTACCCTCAGAGTATGGGACTCGTGCCGAATATCATCTTTTACTTGAGCAAGAGGTAGGATGGAACAGGGCGCGTATTACCCAAGCCAACATCATTGAAAACAGTGATAACTTAGATGATATAATCCAAATTGTTCGTGATGAAATACAAAAAGCAGAATACGAACTTGAAAGACGACCTTCCGCAGTAGGGAAGGCGATAGAAGCACGGATCAAGAAAAAGGGTGGTAGTGCTGTAAGTCCTAAGATCGGTAACCAGTACCCCGACATGTCAACTAAATCACTTGAGGAATATCGCGGTGAAATGGCTGACTTCCTCAAGCAGATTGAAGTTCAACCAAAACCCAAAGAACCCCCCAAACCTGTTACAGAGGGTCGTGTTTCAATGGGTGATTGGGACGACCCGATTGTTAAACTGAAGGAAGAGTTTGAGGAAAGACTTGCAAACATTCTCTTGAAACAACTTTCAAAAGACATGGAAATCAAAGAGAAAACCGCGCTCATACAGGAAATGAAGGATACTCTAGTACAATACACAAAGCGGAACCTTCCCCCTCAGTTAAGGCATAGACTACTTACCAAGATAGCCAGAGTGAAAACAGAGCGTCAACTTGAGAAAGCTATGGACCTTGTTGACAAGTACGCTCAAAGACCGAAGGTGATTGAGGAAGCTAAGACGATGGCTAGTGAAGCCAAGACGCTTGCGGGTGCAGACCAAAGCCCCTTCACTGAGTTACCTTCTGCGCCAAAGACAGAAGTTGCTGCAAATAAGGCCATTGAGAACTTTAACAAAAAGGTAGTTCCTGAGAGTCCGTTGGATGTAGGGTCGGTTGGTTATCTTGAAACAGGTAATATCAATAGTTATGTGGACGCTATGCCGGAACACGCAGCCCTTAAATGGGAAGCGTTACATAAAGAAATTCAGAGGGCCAGTGCTGAGATTGATGCTCTTATTGAGAGTGCTACACACAAGGTTGACAGAGACAAACTCACTAGAATTAAAACTAATATGCAGGGCGGGAAAGAACTGACCTTGCACGATATTGCTCAACTGGGTATCGCTTCGATGCAAAAGCCTGACGGGAAACTAGCTGCTGCAATTAGGAAGAGTGGGTTTTATGTAACAAAGAAGTTTGCCGAATATCCAAACTTTGAGGATGTCAAGTACATCTCGGGGTATTTCATGGACACTTCCAGAATGGTACAGTCTATTGACGGCGGGTTCAATGGTGGTGCTTTACAGAGAAATGTGTTGTGGCCTACCCACAGCGCATACAAAGCTTCACAAACCTACCAGGATACCAATAAACATATATTCCAAGATTTGATGAAGAAATACAAGATGGTCGGGTCTAGTCAAAATGCTAAATTAAGGAAGACTATCTTCCATCTTTTACAGAACCCCGAAAATGAGAAGGTGATATTAAAGGGATTCACGGATGAAGAACGGGCAAGGGCAAGGGCGTTTACCAAAGAGGTTCGTAAATTGTACGATGAAAGGCTCAATGACCAGAACTTAGTGAGGGCCAAAGATGGAAGGGAACCGATTGGTAAAATAGAGAACTATGCCCAATGGACGGCTGATAGAGGGTTGTGGGCTAAGTTGATGGGTAAGAACGTAGCCCCTGACGAGATGTTCAAGGAAACCATTATGCCCGATTTCATCAAACCCAACGCTACGTTCAACCCAAGAGCGCAAGCCAGAACTCACGGATTGGAACCTTATCTGAAGGAAGACGATATAAAGAGTCTATACTGTGACTATGTGGGTACGGCATCTAAGGACATATTTTATACAGGTATTATCCAGAACGCCAAAGTTCACGCCGCATGGTTGAAAGCATCTGGTTATGATAGTTCATCCGCGCTTGTCCAAGATTGGATAGCAGAGGTATATGCTGGTAAAACACCAGCAATCACAGCCGCCGCCGAGAAGATAATCCCCAAGTCTGTATTAATGGCAGGATACATGATGAGGCGCAACCTGACACGCTCCGTATTCCCCTTGAATTTCAAGTGGAACACACTTATACAGACATCTTCAAGCGCCTTGACTATTATGAGGACCGGGATACGCAACACCGTTATGGGCCTTGAGTGGTTCACTAATAGTAAGGTAAGAGAGGGAATACGGGCAAACGCATACAGCCATATCATAAAATCGAAACGGTCTGGTAGTGTGGTTTATCAGGATATCGGCACACAGGTAGAGAAGAATCTGGCGCTAGAAGGAAGGTTGATAGACAAGGTGGAGCATTACGCCAATTTCCTTACAAATGTCGTAGAAAACAATTTGACGGGGTTGTCTATTGAGGCTGCATACAAAGATGGCTTGAAACGTGGTTATGAAGAGGGTAGTAGAGAGTTGTGGGAGTTTGCTTCTGAAGGTGGGGCTAAGACTCAGAGTATGTATAACTTCCAAGACCAAGCTGGCGTACTAAGAAACAAGGTTGTTGGCGTAGTGGTCCCGTTCCAGTCATTTGCCTTTGAGGTTTTCAACACTTCGAGAGAACTGGGGCTTATTTACATCCCGATACCCCATGTAAAAGAGGGGAAACCGGGAATACACCTAGTGAAACCACGAGCCGGTGCGTGGCAATCAATAGGCGCTAATACAGTTGATGGGAAAACCCTTATATCGAAACGGCTAAAGATGCTTGCCGAGTGGGTTGCTGCTATGATGGTTATTAACGCTGTTGCAGACCACTACATTAACCGCAGACCGTGGCAACCATCGTCCTTCATCCCGTTCTATGCCCTTGTAACGCATGGTTTTAACGCTGGTAGTCCTTGGGGTGGCCCACTTCCTTATCAGTACATGGATGAATTCAAGAAGGGTGTTGATGACGTTGTAAAATATGAGGACTTCAAAGAGTTAAGACAGTGGTTTATTCGGTATCACATGATTGCGGGAACGCAGATAAACAGGACGCTTGAAGGGACAGAATTGGTAATCCAGGGTGAGGATAGGGATGCGAGGGGTAATCTAAGGTACGAGATAGACACTGGCGACTGGACAGAGGTCTTTAAGGCTATATCTATGGGGCCATACGCAACACAAGCCTCTGAGGACTATTATAAAGATAGATACAAAGGCGAAGGGGTGATTGAGGAATGGTTTGGTATCCCTGCGCCTGACCGCAAAAGTATTGGGGGTACTGTCAAGGATGCCCACAGGTCTCTCGGAACCGTGGATGACTATGGGAATGTTTACGAAGCCAGCGATCTCATGGGTGAGTTGGGTAAATTAGAGGCTTCCGTGGGAAGTAAGCGGTGGAGAGAATCAGATAATGAGTTTGTACAAGCCAGAAAGGATTATGAGGACGCTGACTCCACATACAAAGGTTTTGGTTCAAAGAAGCCGATAAACATAAACACTGACCCATCTGAAGGGGATACACTAGAGGATTATATTGGCCAGTGGGTTGAACGCAGCCAGATAGAGAGCGAAACGGAACTGAAGGAATTTGACAAGAGGAATCCTGACGCTGAATTAGGAAACCTTTCTCTTCGGACTATCGACCTTTTGAGACAGTATCACGAACTTGACGAGGAAGACCAGGGGGAGTTTTTGAGAGATAATCCCGATATCAACATATCCCCTCGTGACGCATGGCTTAAAAAGAACCCCAAAGAGAACGCTATCCTTGCAATATGGGGAAAGGCTCATGTATTGACTCGTGAGGCTTTCAATATCGCTCAAGGGTTACTTGAGAAATACGATATCCCTGACAGCGCGGTAGAGGACTACTTCCCGAACAAAACCATAGTAGATCAAGGGTTGTTTGAGTATTACAAGAACGCTGCTATGTACGCTCCGAATAGCGCAGAAGCTATGTTGACTCTCTTGGACTTGCAAGACGAAGGAAAACACGAATTGATAACCTTCCTTGACCGAGAGATGCCTGAAAAGCCGAGAGAATTTTATGAGATTACGGTAAAGCACAGGGCAGAAGATGACGAGTATGAGGGATACGGACAGTTCAATTCCCCTTACTATATCGCTGATGACGAGGCAAGGGCGGTTGCTCGAGATGAGTTCCTTCAGGGGGATGAAGAATATCGAGTGGCAAGGATAAGGCGTGATGCTTTAGGTGCTGGCCTTCCGGAACACCTTATTCCGAACCACGTTGAATATAGCGAACTGCCTACTCAGGGCTACGCAAGGGAACGATACCTCAGAGACAATCAGAAATACTACAAAGCATGGCTGACAATGGGTGAGGGTCATGCCGAGGTAGACTTCGATGCAATCCCGAATCCGAAGTATGACGAACTCCTGTTTAAGTTTGAGAGTGAGATAGTTGAGTATGACACTCTCGACGAAGACCAGAGACAGCCTTACTTAGACCGTAACACTCAATTCAAATCTGCACGTTACGAGATGAGGGCATATAAAGACCTATTCCCTGATGGACAAGTCAGGAACTATGTCAAATGGTACACCGATTATCAGAAGAAACCAGAAGGACACGAAGGGACATGGTACGAAGATGATTGGTTCTTGATGGAGAATCAAGGCTTTCATAATGCAATGGTAGAACAAGGTGTGTGGAAGTCTCATAGGGATTTATCAAAAGTGCCTACCCGCGAGGTTTGGGACTGGTTTAACAACGAATATCTCAAAGCAGATGTGGGTGCAGACAGATTAGTTGAACGCTTGAATTTTCCTAAAGGCGATAAATGGCTAGTTGATAGTGGTAAGGTCTCCAAGATGGCGAGTGACCCGACTTATGGAAAGGTATTATCTCCACCACTACAACCAGAGGACGATGTAGATATAACCATAAAAGAACTAGAGAAGCAAGCCTTGGAAGATATACAACTTGGGGGGAGAAAGGCATTGATGCCGCTTCAACCAGAAGACGATGTAGAAAGCCTGTTAACCGAAGCGGATGAGTTAGACCCTGCTATACTCGAACATTTAGGTATTACCCCTGAAATGAAAGCAAGGGATATTACACCTGACCAAATCACTCAAATCAGAAACGCGATGGAGCGAATAAGAACCAATAAAGGAACACCCGATGAGGGGTGGAATCCAACTGAGGAAGAATACAGAGAATGGGAACGGTTAGATAAGATAGACGACCCCATTTACGAACATAACAAACGGATACAGTTGAAGGATTGGAGCCGGTCTATGTCTACGGATTTGTGGGAAGGAATGGACATTGGCTATAAACGCGAAACCATAACTTTTGAGGACGGTTCTTCCAAAGAAATGGATGTGATAGACCCCGAATCAGTTGGTCATGCCGAGTTTGCTCAGATGCACCACCGAGTTATAAAAATTGGTGAACTTGAGATGAGGTGGGAAGTTGAGAGAATGGAAGAGTATTATTCAGGATTAAAGCCACCAGAAGAAAGAATACCCGGATATGTAAATCAATGGTTAGAATCGTGGGGTGTACCTGAAAGTGAATGGGAGAAATGGAGAAATTACACTGTTAAAATTGCAAAAGGTGAAAATGTAGATTATGCAGGGGCATACTCACGCCGACGCAGAGATATAGATATAAACGAGCAGTATACTACACTCGAACGCGCACCAGGAATCATAGCTCACGAATTTGCCCACGTAAACTATTTTGAGGAATTACCTGAAGAAATGGGTGGTGGTACAGAGCATGGGTATGACACTAATACATGGTATGCCAAAGCCCATGAATACGCTCAAAAGATATCCCCTGCTTACAAGAAAGCACTTGAAACATACAACGATAAAGGAACTGCTTATCTCCCAGTTGAAGGATACGCTACAGCTTATGGAACTAGACAGGATGAATGGGACGTAGGGACTAAACTCCCTTGGTTCTTAGAGCCTTTCTACGGCAACCTTCTATTTGAAGTTCCTGATTTGCCGGGAGATGAGGAAAAAGCGGCTTTAGTATGGATTATCAGTTACATGAAGGACAGACTCGGCCAAGACATGACAGACGAGGAAGCAAAACTCGCGTTCTCTCAAATGGCTATGTATACACCGAGGGAAGCATTTGAAGGTTTCCCGAAAGATATTTGGGAATAATACCATACAAAACAGTTAGTTTATAACTTTATATAGTAAGACCCTTTAGAGGGAGTCAGAAATGGCTCCCTTTTTTATTGGGAAAAACAAAACAAAAGGAGAAACATGAGCGACGAAACTAATCCCATTGCGAGCGCAACGGCAACTGTAGAAGATGGCGCGAAAGCCCCTGCCCCTACCGTTACGAAGCCCTCAGATGGTCAAGGAAGTCCCTCGACGGAACCCGAAAAGAAACCCGAGTCAGTAGACGTAGACAAGCTACAACACGAGCTGGATAGCGTCAAAGGCAGAGTGTCCCAATCCGACAAATCCAGAATAAGGGCTGAAAGGGAATCAAGCCAGTTAACAACTGAGCGCGATACCTACATGAAGCTCTTGGATAACATCGAAAAGCGGGAACTTGCCAACTGGAAAGGTGATGAAGACGGAACTGCTGTGGTCGAATTACGGCACAAAGTCAGTCGCCTTGAGGTAGAAAATGCTCGTTTGCAAGCTCAAGTCAAGTCTCAAGACGAAATAGAAGCGGCAGGCAACATAAAAGAGACGATTGCCAGTTTAGCCACCACCTATGGCGTAGATGCCAAAGTCCTTCGAGAAGCGGTTGAAGGGATAACCGATGAAGCGGTTATTGAAAGAGTGGCTAAGGCAATGGCTCCACAGGGAGTTGCCTCTGAAGAAGGGGACCCCAAGCCTTCCGCGAAAGTTCGTACCGACTCCGGTCACACTTCCGGTTCTTCTCCTGACGCATCTCTCAAAGAGAGATATCCAACTATGTACTAATAGGAGAAGAATAAATGGCGACACGAGGCGCGACGTACCTGACCCTTATGGATTGGGTACAGCGAAACAAGCCCGGTGGCGGCATTGACGAAATCATAGAAGTCCTTGCGGCTTCTAATCCGATTGTAGCCGATGCGAATGTTATGGAAGGTAATCTTCCGACCGGGCACCAACACACAGAAAGAACTTCGGAACCAAGTGGAACTTGGCGTTTGATTAACAAAGGTATACAGCCCACCAAGTCCACGACCGAACAGTCGACCGACACTTGCGGGATACTCAATGCTTTCTCAAAAGTGGATGCTGACCTTGCCGAACTTAACGGCGATCAAGCAGCTTTCCGGGCATCAGAGGACAACGCTTTTGTTTCCGGTCTATCAAGCCAGGTAGCCACCGCAATTTTCTACGGTGATCAGGGAGCCAACCCCGAACAAATGCACGGACTGGACAAGCGTTATGACTCTACCAGTCAAGACCAAGTGCTGAGTGCAAGCGGGTCGGGTTCTGATAACACCTCTATCTGGTTTGTTACATGGGGGCCACAGACTGCTTCCCTTATATTCCCGAAGGGATCACCAGCCGGTCTTCAATCAAATGATCTAGGGAAAATCATGGTACATGACTCAGACACCTACGACTATATGGCGTGGGTCACTGAGCATAAATGGAAACTCGGTTTAGCAGTCATGGATTATCGGTATGTCATTCGCATTTGCAATATCGACATATCCAATTTGACCGCTGACGCTGCGAGTGGTGCTGATCTACTGGATCAGATGGTCGATGCCTATTACGCGCGTCCTACCTCAGAACTTGGGCCAATGTTGGCTAAGACATTCATTTACTGCAATCCAACTGTTGCCAAGTTCCTGCACAAGCAGGCTCAGAATAAGTCGAATGTCAATCTGACCATCGACATGCCTGCCGGTGTACCTCAAGTCAGTTTCCTGGGTGCACCTATCCATGTTTGCGACAACATCACTGAGACGGAAGCAACCATTAGCTAGGAGGTTATGAAATGTATATAGATCATCAAATGTTACTCAGTGACGAACAAGCCCTCGTAGCTACTGCTGCCTCTACCAATGTTGTTAATCTCTCGGCTGCGAGAAAATTCTTTGGTGGTAAACCCCTTTTCGTGGTGGTTTGCGTCGATGTTGCATTTACCACAGCTACGTCATACGAAATCCAGGTATGCACCGATGTTGACGGAACCATTGACGGTAGTTCCACCGTGCAAATAACGACCGGGGCTATTGCGATTGCCAGTTTGACTATTGCAAGAAGCCCTATTGTGATTCCGATAGGGGCGGTGCTTGGTACTGAACAGCAGTACCTTGGCCTTTACTATATTGAGGCCGGTTCAACTGAAGAAACGGGTACTGTCACAGCCTTTATTACCGCTGATCCACAGACAAATGTTTAACCAATTAGGGAATGGCAACATATCCTATTTGGTTTTGGAGGAATGAATGAATAAATATATGCTCGCCTTGCTTGTCTTGGTATTGGTGGTTGCCGGTGTTGCTATTGGCTGTTCGTCTGGTGGAGGTGACGACACGGATGAACAAGTACCTGACGCAATTTTGTGGAAGGGCACACAGAAATTCAATAACGTAGAAGTGCGTAGCACGTTAACAGTTAAAAGCGGGGCCACACTCACATGTGAGGACGGGGCCACACTCACACTGAACGATCCAACATCGGTCGGTACACACACGTTCACCGGAACGATTTATCTTAATCAATCCGGTACACCGAACGGACCTGCCGAGGGGCAACTATACTACAACAGCTCGGTAAATGCCTTGTTCATACACAACGGAACCACATGGAGCGCGTGTAACACTTATTAAAGCAAGGTAAAAACACAAACCACAGGAGGGAGGTCGGAAACGGCCTCCCTCATTTTATTTAAGAGGTAACAGATGGCACATAAAACACTCACAGGGATTATCGATGAGGTAAAGACATCTCTCAGGGCAACCGGAGTTTCTACCTCTGTGTATGTCGAAGCTGAGATAACAGATGGGGCTATCACTCGTAGCGCGAGGTATATGTCTCTCACGGTTGAGGATGGATCTGGCGCGGGTGCAGATACTCTCAAAACTATCAATTCCGGTGGGTGTGCGGATGGAACGCGGCTGACTCTCAAACTCACCTACGGAACCTCAGATGACTATGTGACCCATGAACACGGTTCTGGGAATCTTGAACTGATGGAAATAGCGGATGTAGGGCGAGACTTCACACAAAACAGTCTTACAGATCGTATCGAGTATGAGCGGGATTCAACCAATGAAGTATGGGTTGAATGTTGGAGACATAGTGGAGAAGCGATATGAGTGAAAACAGAACATCCTTTATTATCCTTATTATATGCCTTCTGTTACTGTCCATCGTCGGGTGTCTTAACGTAGATCACGAGGACACCCCACAACCACAAGAAACCTCTGTGCCCGAAGGAACGGGAGACCTTGCTTTACAGGGTTATCCAGCCTCATTCAGCACTCTTGAAGTTACGGGTGTGCTAACCGGAACAACTGGACGCGCGGCGATAATTACTATAGCCCCTTCAAATGCAGGTACACTAAGCAGGTTACAAGCAGATGTTCTTTGTGACAGCACAGACGACCAGACAGAAATAAATGCTGCTATTACAGAAGTGGTTAATCTTGGTGGCGGTAAGGTCGTGCTACTCGAAGGTGACTTTACTATATCTGCACCAATCTACATATACACCCCTCAGTATGCAGGGGTTACGTTGGAAGGGCAGGGTATAGAGGCTACTTATGTTGTGCTAGCAAATAATAGCGATTGCAACATGTTTGAGATGCACCAAACTGCGGCATATAATGTCGAGTATTTCACGCTGAGAGATATGCAACTTAGCGGAAACGGTTCTAATCAAACAACTGGGGATATTATTAATCTTTCTGCTGGCACAGGATCTTATGTTCCCAACTATTTCTTCATGGAAAACCTCAGATTGGGTAGTGCTTACGATAACTGTTTTGATTGCACAAGCACTAACAGCACTCGCATAAACACTGTAGTAATGTCCGGTGCTTCAAGTTCGCCGGTGTTCTTGGAAACTTCTTGCGACGGCATCCAATCAGTTAATCTCACAATATTGAAACAATCCGGTCCCAACTCAACCATGACTTCTGATGCTGCATCAGGACAAAAAGATGTTGGTGTTAGCAGTACAGCAACCTTTACTGCTGGCGAGGCCGTTAGAATATTTGATGATAATTCCAGGGAAGTCAATACGATTTCCAGTATCGCCGGCGGCACTCTTACAATGACCACCAATCTCACCAACACATACGCAACTGGTAGTAGTGGCGCGGTGAGGGAAATAGAAGACGCGATTACTTTCTCCGGTGGGAGTGAGAGCGATTTCGTTAACACAACTGTTGATGGGGCTTATTCCGAGCATGGCATAGTAACATACAACGTAAGTCGATTAGCATTCACTAATTTCTATGTGGGCGCTCAGTGGAAGAACGGGATATATTGCTCCGGGTCTGGTGATTCGTTAATATTCTCTAATGGTAATGTGTTAGGCCAATCCCTCATGACTGGCAGTTATTACGGGTTGTATATTGAAGCTGATGGAAGTATCTATAATGATATCACTTTAGAACGCAACTCTGGAACTGGGTCTATGAGGGGTGTCTACATAGCCAGTGGTGGTACCAACAACGTAATTACAAACATCAATGTTGAGGAAGTTGATACCCCTACATCTTACGGTGTTGTAGATGATAGTGGTGGTGGATGGAACGCTATAAGTAATATTATAGGGGCCGATATAGGTACTCAACTCCTAAACACATTGACTACTGATGACACCGCATACGGCGATTACAAAAACAAAACTGTTACCGAGAACACTCAGGGATTCGGGAATCTTCTATCACTCACTACTAATGGGGTATATCAAGATGCTACTTGTGGAACCCCTAACGCAATAGCAATAGCTATTGCAGGTGAAAGTGGGACAGGAGCCGGGAAACCAGTCTACTTCTCAGGAAGTGAACTTTATGATACTGGATGGTCATGGACTACTGGCGACACATTATATCTAGGCTTGGACGGTGGCATTAGTTCAGGCACACCGTCAACGTCCGATCATATGGTGCAGGTTGTTGCTATTGCTTCAGGGACGTATTCGGCGATATTTGAACCCTCACTCTCAACAAGGGTTGTTAATTGAGAATAGTTCTAGTCTATATCCTGTTGTTGACATTTCTGTTTCCTTTTCAAGCCAACGCTGATGACATTCAGGATTCAAGAGACGAGTATGCAGTTACTCAACCATAGACGCTGTAAGCCCGACTTAAAGGAGTAAAGCTATGCCCGATTGGTCAGACGATGAATTTACCCAAATATCAACAACAGTTATCCAGGAGATAAGCGCAAAAGCTCCTTCTATTAAAGTAAGGCGCATGACTACCACAGGGGGAACCAGACGCCCGTATAATCTCGACCTCGACCTTTCATACTTCACTGACAATGTTTCGCGGGTGAGAGAAGTGATTCTGGTTGAGTGGCCGTATCGAAGCGACCCGCCTGTTTATCGTAACAAAAAATGGAAAGAGGATGAAAAGATCACGATGGAGACGTACTCTTGCCCCTCCACCGGGCTTGAGATTACCGCGGTAGCGGACAACGGAGACGGTATCACGGTCAATGTCACGCTTGATGTTTCAGGAACGGATAACACGGACCACGAATTACAGACAAACGACGTGGTGACGATTGTAGGGACAACCAGCTATAACGATACCTACGTCATAACCAGAGTGAGCGCGAGTGTGTTTAAGATCACAGCTACCTATGTAGCCTCAGAAACCGGGAATATCGGTGAGATCGTAGGACTCACGCTTGCAGAGGACCATACTTGTGGTGATACTGCTGCCTCAAACACCATGAACCCTGATCAAGAACAGGTAACGATTCAAGGCATGATAGCTCATGCGTGGGAGCACTGGCTTGAGGAAAGTAGAGATGAAGTCAACAACGCTGTTACAACTATCGGGACGGCTGAGACAGCAATAGGGCTTTCAACTGCAAGGGTGACTCAAGCTCTGGCTGACGTAGCTAGTGGAAGGACGGAAGCTGCTAAGGTATCGGATATTGTTGACGATGCTGCAACAGAAATCGGATTGATTAAAGCTGAAGTTGACCAGGCTGTTACTGACCTTGATAGCGGTCGCGCCTTACTCAACACCAATACCATAGTTGGTAAAGCCTCTCTTGATTATATCTCTCAGGCCAACGGTGAATTGAATACTGCTGTTGGGTTTTTCAGATCCGCACAAAGCTATCTTGGACAGGCCAAAGCAGATGAATCGATAGCCGCCTCATACGCTGGTCTTGCTGGAAGAGAATTACAGGTTGCGGCTACCAATATCAATAAAGGTGCCGCTTATCTGTCTGAAGTTAACGCAAGGCTCAATGCTGCAACAAAGATTATTCAGTTATCCCAACGGGAATGTGAGCGCAAGATGGCACTGTATCGTAAAGAACTTTTGAGATTGGAGTATGAATACAAGAATAAAATGTCTCGTTATAACCGTTTGTATGCACGATGAGGACACTTAATTCTGGCCTTTTAGCAGCACAGAAACTCACCTATCTAGAAGCTGCCTATAAGGTGACGTTAACTCACGCCTCGCCACCGGGAGAGCAAGACGGTACTTACATCTATTATCTGGACAACAACACTGAGTCCGGGCGTATCCTGAAGAAAATATTGGGGCATGAGGAACAGCTTTTTGAAGGTAAAGCGACCCTCGTACTGGATAACAGCGACAAGGCACTCAATGATATTGACTTCAAAGGGTATACAGTAGTTATCTCCTATGGTGCATGGATAAGTGATGCGGGTGTTTACTCTGACTGCACGGATGTAAAAGTAATTGACCAGGATTACACGGACTCTCCCGGTGACCTGAGTATCATCCTGTACTGCGAGAGTGAGATGTCGATGCTCGGGCATGACCGGGCATCAGACAGTGTAGTGCCTACTGATTCGGACACCCGGACGGTCAAGGACTGGATACGGGAAATCATGGGGGATACCGGGAAGACCCATCTAGCGGAGTTCAACCACTGTACCGCTTATGATGTGGCGTTTGACTCTGAAGACTCGATGATGACCAATTATGTCCCGAAAGACGGTTTCAGGATTTACAGGAACAGCACGAGGAAGTCTGCAATTCGAAGATTACTGGACATGACCCAGTGCATAGCCCGTTTTGAAGACGATGGAGAACTGCACGTATTTAACCCCACGATAACAGGGGCTACCTACGATTACGAGTACAAATTTAACGTAGCAAATGAGCATGAGTTCTTCTCGAAGCGATACAGGGATTCATCAACCGTTCCTAATTATATAGTAGTTGACTCTCTTCCCGATGCTACTGCGTATCAAGGAACCGCAAATACATCAGAAAAGATAGGTGAGTTTAGAGCGTATTTCCAGAGAGCATTAGCCAGTGACGCGGAAGGGAACAACCTTGCTGCTGCAATTCTAGCAAAGTTTCAACTTCACAGGAATATAGGTCAAACCATCATACCGTTCATCAATGCCGGCCAAGAGGTGGGGGATTATATCAAGATAACTTCCTCTCGAAGCGGTAAAGACCGGACAGGGAATGTCTCAAAAATTGTCCGCAATGTTGACCCGTTTGGCGAAACGTACATGCAGGTCACTTTTGGCGGGTGGAAAGACGCTAAAAGGGTTACTGCTTTACTGGAAACCTACGATGACAACTATGCTGCAATGGAAAGGTTGCAGGTCAAGAACCTGTACGCCGAGTCTATTCAGGCTGAAGATATCAATTTAACATCGATAGACCAAGATGATATAGCAGATGGAACCACATATGCAAGAGTTCTCTCAACTCATATCTCGGAAGGGAGGATTCAACTTACTGCTGAAACTGTAGTTAATGGTTTTGACCTTGACGGGATGCCTGACGGGTCTGTTTATGAGAGGGTACGTGCCACACAGATAAGCGAGGGAAAGATTGAACTTGCCTCAACCAGTTATCTGGTAAACGAGGAACAGGTCAGGCTGGGGGTTGGATCTCAGAACAGGCTTGAACTGAAGTCTACTGGAATCAAAGGGTTTTCGTATTCAGGCCAAACGGAGACAGAGGAATTTCACATAGATGCCACAGACGGGACGATCAAAGCTGGTGCCGGTGATGTTGTTATAGGCTCAGACGGTATAAAGATTAGTGGTAATGATAATGAGCGCATTACCTTTCATTATTCCGGCGACAAAGTCGGGTCCATAGATTATAGTAATGTATTTGGCAATTTCCGCGTATTCGCTGGTGATGGTAAAGACATGTACTTAGCGACTGGATTAGGAGATGGTGTTGGTGGTGGAAATGTAGTTTTATACACAACAGATGGTGACGACGTAGTTATATGGAATGCTGATGCTATATACCCTGGATATGATTATGGGGGTAATTCTCCTACTGATCTCGGACTCAGTAATCGCAGGTTTAAGAAATTATATGTATATGACATCTTAGCTAGTAATGAGATAGAGATTGGCGGCGACCTTAACATTGACGGCGACCTTAACCATGATGGTAGTAATATCGGCTTTTTCGGAACTGCCCCGGCGGTCAAGGACAGTGTAGCGGATTTATCTTTAGCTCCATATGATGTCGCAGGTGGCGATACTGTGGATGAGTCTGATATTGAATGGTACTTTGCTCTGCACGAAACAAAGATCAACGAAATCATAAATGCCCTGCAAAGCTACGGTTTACTCTGAATGGGAGCATTAACTGATTGTGCAGGGGCAGACACAGTTTCGGAAAATACTATTGAGGCAAATTTTCTAGTCCTCCAATTAAAAATCAATGCAATCCTCACATCTCTCAGGGTTAATGGTTATATAGGTGGTTCATAAAGGTTTCGTATAGGGGGGATTATGTGTCTTAAAAGGAATCGGGTTCAACAGGATTGTTCAACGTGGGCCGTCATCTCAGAACTTGAGGAAGTAATCAAACAGAAGGACACTCAACTATTCCAGATGAGAAGTAACCTTGCAATATGTAACACTACGGTTGCCGAATTGAACCAGGAAATCGCCACTCTCAATGACCAGATGTGGGTACTGGAAGACATTATAACCCTTCGTGATTTGCGAATTAAGGAACTGGAAGAGGGTGCACAAGAGGAATATCCGTATGAAGTAACCAACTTCAAGGTAGTCAACGGTGACGTGATTGAACGCACGATGGACAAGTACGGTGTCAAGTTCCATCGTTCACCTATGGATACTGAGTACAGAATCCCAACCATGGTGGATGTAGCCACTTGGATTGATTGGAGTCAGATTAACACATCCAGGTACATAACTAATTATCGAGATTGTGACAAATCAGCCCGTAAAGCATGGGGGGACTACGCGTGGGATACTCTTTGCAACAACATCGTGCTTATCACGGATTATTCCGGGGGGCATGGCTATAATGCGTTCTTCGTTTGGGATGAAGAGACAGATGATATCGAGCTGTGGGTACTCGAACCTCAGAACGATTTACTTTGGGAATTTGATAATGAGGTAATGACTGGACTCTATGATTGCGAGTTTGGACTTTGGCAGATTTAAGGAGATATGACATGAAGTACATAGACGACATAATCTTTTCAGTTGGGCTAATAGCCCTGTGCGTGGTAGGGGGGATTGAGGGATTCCTAGACGGCTCACAGATAATCGCATTAGTGGGCATCGGGGGAGGTTTTGCATACGGTAAGCAAGCTGTGAAGAATGGTGCTATATGAAAAAACCAACCCTCTCAGAACGAGTCACACTACTTGAAGAAGCCGTAAACAACCACTTAACTACTCGAATTAAACGAACTGAACGGCTCCAATACATTATACTTGGGGCTATTGTCGCTGCTGCCATAGCAAATATGTTTACTTAGGGAGGTGAATCTTATGCCAAATTGCCCCGATGCAAAGGACGGCTAGAACCTATCCCGCAAAGATCTGGCTATCGATGGTGTGATGAATGTCAGGAAGTCATACCCCCACGTTATAGACCCGACATGCCCTATCCACCCTTCGGGGATACATCAGCGGAAGACGGTGATGATTGGGAGTGACAATATAAAACGGGAACGATGTAAGGCTTGCGGAATAACGAGGAAATGTAACAAGGGGGAGCTATGGCAAGCAGTAAAACAAAAAACCTATTAATCAGTTACCTAGAGAAATATCCAGACTTGCCAAACCGAACTTTAGCACGGATGGTATTCGGGCAACACGGCCACTTATTCAAAGACCTGGAGCAAGTTCGGTCGAACATCAGGAATTACCGGGGCCGCAACGGGGATTGTAACCGCAAGTATAATTTCGCGGATAAGCGATTTTATCTACCGGAACCAACACAGAACAACCCGTACTCACTACCCCCTTATATCCCGTTGAACTATAAGGATTACACCATCCCCGCCGAGTTAAAACGTGGGCTTATCCTGGCCGATACACAGATTCCGTTTCAGGATAATAAGGGCTTGTCAGTCGTATTGGACAGGGCCAAGCAATTCGACCCGGACTTCTTGATCCTCAACGGTGACATTATAGACTTTTATCGTCTATCAAAATTCCGGACAGACCCGACGGTTGACGATACCAAGGAAGCGATAAACGCCCTAATTCAATTCCTGATGGCGTTACGAACATTGTTTCCGGACGCCGAAATCGTTTATAAACTCGGCAACCATGATGACAGATTCTATTATTATATGCAGCAAAAGGCTCCGGAGTTTTTCGGTATTCCCGAATTCCGAATAGAGTCAGTGCTGCACACTGATAAACTAGGAATCGAGGTTGTTGGGGATAAGCGGAGGATACGAGCTGGCAAACTGTATATTATCCACGGTCATGAATTCTGGCAATCGCTTAACAATCCGGTAAATCCAGCCAGGGGTTTATATCTAAAGGCCAAGAGGTCATCTTTATGCGCCCACCACCACCAGACATCAGAACACACCGAGCCGGATATCGGGGATGATCTGATAACGTGCTGGTCGATTGGTTGCTGTTGCCAGTTGCACCCGGAATATATGCCTATTAATAAATGGAACCACGGATTTGCCCTGATGGAAAAAACTTCGGGCGGTAATTTCCAACTGGACAACATGAGGATTATAGACGGGGAAATAGTCTAACCTGTTGGTCCCCCACAGGGATTGAGGGAGTCGGCTTCGGTCGGCTCCCTCTTTTTTCGTCTATACCTTCCGGGCCAAGGCGAGTGCCAGCGGTGTTATAAAGCAGGCCAAACCGATGGCAATGAAACCTAAACCATCATATGTTTTATAATCGATCCGCCGGGGAATGTTCCCTCATTTCCTCAAGTCGTTTCTGATCCATAGCCGGTTGAATGTAATGCTCATATGTTACCTTGAAATCAGTGTGACCTAAAGACCGTTGGACATATTCGGGGCTCATGCCATTTAGTGTCCATTCACACCCGGCGCTTTTCCTTAGATTGTGTTCCTTTCTTCGCCTGACGCCAGAGCGTTTACAAGCAACTTGCACAGCATACCAGACAACCCTGGGCTTTAACTGTTTCCCTCTCCGGTTGACAAAAAAGTATTCACTTTTAGGCCGAATTGCCAACCATTGTGTTAATGCTTCCGGTGTGCGCTTTTCCCCAAACCTCAATAGGTTGTATTTCCCTCCCTTTTCTATCACCAGAACGTCACCGGTTTCCATATCGACATCACCCAATTTGAGTTTGCACAACGCCCCGGACCGGACGCCGATATCATAGACCATCAAGATAATCGCTTTGTAAAGAGTTTCCATTTCATGACCCGTTAACCCGTCTATCATACGAGAGACTTCGAGTTTTGTGAATGGGTCAGGTGGTTTCAGCGAGGCTTTGGGTTTGGGAACATCTAACATTATGTCTTCAGTTAAGTACCCATCTTTAACCGCTATCTTATAAATACGCCTGATGATCCGGTCATAGGTGGCGATTGTAACATCCGTAACCTTTCGGGTTTTCTTTAAATACTGGTAGAAATTGTGTATAGCCGCAGTGTCAATTGGTTTATCAGTGTATCCGTTCTTTTCCAGCCAAGCCAATAACACTTCAGCTACACTATAATTCTGCCTTATGTACTCTTCACTCTTACCTTCTGTGACCAACTTTTCAATAATCACGCCTGTGATAGTGCGCCTCCACTTCCACCGCTTCAGTTTCTTCTCAAGCATTAAACTTACGTCCATAGTGTGCCAATATTACCACTCCGCAATATATATTTCAAGCCTGTAAACAAAACTCTACCCTCGATGTAAACAGATGGGCACATCGTATAACATAGATACGAGGTTGTCAATTTTGTTACCGATTGTTTATGTGGATTTAGATAGGAGATTCCGGGGTTCTGTGTCAGGTGATTTTGAGAATTCTGACGGAAGGTTGTTGGCACAATCTTGACACCACACACACGCATCACAGTTGGGATTTTCTATAGACTCTAATCCAGAGTCACCTGTGTTACCGCTACACCAATCCCCAGCACGTCTAAAATGTAAGTGTCGAAATGTTGGATTCTGGGTCAACTCGTTTGTCTGCCCCATTATATAGGATACACGTTGCCCTGTCACGTAGGCTATCTTAAAAGCCCTCTCGATATCTAGGTCGGCCTCGCCACTTTCAATCCTCTGGATGATTGTTTGGCTTACCCCTATCTCCTTCCCTAAAATCACCTGACTTAGCCCCGCCTTAATACGGCAATCTTTCACCCTGCCAGGGATTTCCGCCACAACCCGATCTATTTCCGGTACTGGATTCATAACCATCTGTTTCACCTCCTTCCCCTTTGATATTTTGTTAACCTTTTCAGCTAACACTTCGGGATAATTACACCTTACCATAAATTGTTGCAATTGTCAACAAATTACAACATAAACAAATATTAACTTTTGCGGGGTTGACGGTTATTACATATTGTGGTATTGTATTACAAATTAAGGGGTGATTAAAACATGAAGCAAGCTGAAATTATTAAATCCATCGGTTTTCCCCAAGACCTCCACAAAATTATTGAACTCGATGCACAAAACGAAACTCGTAGTTTCCCTCAACAGGTCAGACATATTTTAGCACAGCATTATAAGGAAGTGGCTAAAGATGTACAAGTACAAGAAAGTAAAGCTATCTGACGGAACCACGCGGGATGAGCATCGACAGTGATGTTGACTGCGCTGTTTTGGGTGAAAGGAGAATGGATAATTGATAACCACATCTTTTGAACTAGCAAGGCAAGCGGGTGCGTGTCAGGAAAGTTACAGAAAATACGCTAAACATATTGGTGGGATAAAGAAATTTGGTGAAAGCACCCCGATCGATGTAGTTGATGTACTTGACGTACTTGGGTTGAGAGATACCTTATGGGTACTTAGTTGTGCAGTCCCACAAGCACAAAGAGAGGGTGTAAACAAATTACTTAGGTTATTCTCTTGTGAGTGTGCGGAGCATACGCTAAAGAATTACGAGAACTGGGAACCTGATGACACAAGGGTGCGAGACAGTATCAATGTGGCGCGACGATACATTGATGGTGACGCAACATTGAAAGAATTGAGGTCGGCAGAGTCGGCAGCAAGGTCGGCAGCAAGGTGGGCAGAGTCGGCATGGTCGGCAGCAGAGTCGGCAGCAAGGTGGGCAGCAGAGTCGGCAGCAGAGTCGGCAGTAAGGTGGGCAGGGTCGGCAGCATGGTCGGCGGAGTCGGCAGCAGAGTCGGCAGCAAGGTGGGCAGAGTCGGCATGGTTGGCAGCAGAGTCGGCAGAG